CCAAGTTATCTATAGCTACAAATATTCTGTCAAGAATATTTATTACTGCCTGTATTCCAGCTACCAATAAATTACATGATTCTAACCAAGCAAAAAACTGTCCGACAGCCGTTATTATCATATTAATTAATGCTAGAGTGGATGCCGTCAAGAAACCGACTATATTTATTACCGCTTGTAATATAGCCATTAATGTTTCACAGGATGCAATCCAGGATAAGATTTGTGTAACTACAGTTACTATTGTATCGATAAAAATCAAAGCAACAGCTACAACGCCACCTATTACCATAGCTAAACCTTTTAATATAGCCATTAGTTCTTTACTGGTTACGATAGTATTCACTGTGTTTTGTATAATCGCAAACAAAGATTCTATAAATGGCGTTATAGCTTCTAACACGGCATAAAAAGTATCTTTTAACATAGCTAATGTTGTTTGATATCCAGAGGTAGTTGTAGATGATTTTTCCGTAACCATATTTAATGCTTCTTGCGTTGTTGCCATATCAGTCATGACAGGTATTGAAACACCCATCATAACAGCCATTTGACTAATAGATGCTTGCAGTTTTATTACCATTTGTTCCTGTGCGGTCATTTGGCTATATGTCTTGTTTATTTCAACGCCAGCTTTTTGCTGTTGCAATATAAATGCATCCATTGAAGCGATATTTAGAGATAAATTCAACGCATCGGCCGCCTCAGCTTCGCCTCTAAGTGCAGCCGACATTGCTTGCGCCGCCTGAGGTAACGGCATATCAACAAAATTCGCCGCCACTGCCGTTACTTGTGCAAATGCAATTCCTAATTTTTCGGCTTCACCCTCTGTAGCTCCCATGTTTTGGGCTGTGATAGCTAACGTTGCTGAGGTGAGTTCTAAATCTTTTTGAGATACCCCGAGTGTTGTTGAGAGAGAGGACATCTCTGCCTCGAATGACGCTAACGATTCAGCCGAATCACCATAGACTGCATTTATTTTCTCTTGTACTCCAGTCATCATAGTGGTAGCTTTGCCCAGAGCTATAATACCAGCCGTAGCACCAGCCACAATACCAGCCAAACCCGAAATTGTTGAACCTAAAGCTGATGAGGCACCTTTCATCATATGACTTCCTTTAGAAGCCCTGTCTAGTGATCGGGTGAAATCATCATTAGCTTTTGAACCTTTATTTACATCAGAAACCAAATCGCCAGTATCGGCACTATAGACATAATTAACTGTTTCAGTAACACTAGCCAAGTTTCAGCCTCCTTTCTCTATTCTGTTTGGCAATTACGCCAATACCTGAATTAGTGATAAGTCTGCTACGTGATTTCATTTGTTTTATTATGTTAAATGCTTCTAATTGCTCATCGTTAAGCATTTTATAACCTTGTTTGTAATCATCTTTATTATAAGAACCAGTTAATAATTTGTTTCTGTAATATATTACATCCTTAAGAGCTTCTAGACTGTGAATCTTCATCGTAAAAAGCGATATATGCAAATTCATATAATCATCCCAAAAATCCCCTTGATAATTCGGGTAAACTAAATAGAAATCATATTCAATATTGATAAGGGGACATTCTACTTTTTTTCGTCTGGGTCAGCTGTTCCATCAAGAAATGATGAATACTTTTCTTTCTCTTCTAAAAATTCGTTGTATATTTGTTCTAAGAATTTATCTAACGCCGTTTCCCACATATTAGGAATGTTCTTTCTGAACATTTCACTTAATTCTCCGTATGAAGGCAGATCACCATCGAATCCTTTGTAAAATTCAACCTTAATATCGTATGCAGTATTCATTATTTCCTCAAGATTGACAGATTCAGCCAACTTATTAATGGCTTCCTGAGCAACTTTGGGATCTGACATTTTTCCATTAAGAGAAAAACCAACTTTTTTCATTGCTTCAAATTGTTTTGTCTGGATTTTCTTTAATATATCCGCTTCTCGTCTAATGTGATAATCACTTACAGTGTATTTAAATACACCTCCCCCAAAATCAGATGTATCAATCACCAGTTCTTTAGTAACGATATTCCTAAACGCATTTAAGTTTATTTTAGCCATTATATTTTTCCTCCTTTTTTAAACAGTTACAGCAACTTCTAAACCTTCACGAGGCATTTTAATTTCCTCAGTTAACAACCAATACAACTCATAAAAAACTTTAGTATCAAAAGTACCTGTTATAACCAAATCAGTACCATCACCCATATGGCGAGCTGTTAATGTTTTGTTGCCTAATTGACTATATACAATAACCCACAGATCTCCCTCGGTGCTTTCCAGTGCAATAAAATCAGGATCAGTCATTGTTAACGCACTAATAGTAAATGTTGTTGCCGTACAAGTAACAGCGTCATGCGTAATTTCAACTGGCTTCGTTCCTTCTGGAAGACCAACCATTGGATCAATAAGACCTTTATAGTAAACATTCGGATGATTCTCAACAAGTAGATTAAATTCATATACGCTTTCTGATGTATATTTCTCAGAGAAAGGATTAATCCAGTTTGAAGCTTTCATATATGGATAAACTTCTTCGATTATGTATTCAGTAGCTAATCCCTTGTTATAAGTGTGTACTTTGCGATACCAGAAGCCACCGTTAGCATAAGCTAAAAGCTCAGTACCCCTAGTATTATTGATACCCTCATTCATAGTGATTAGTTTTAAATAATTCAAGAATGACGAGGTTGGTTTTGCCATGATAACGGGATTAATTTCCCATGATCCTATTTTGGTAGCGTTAGTTTGATGAATAGGCAGATCAGAAGTTACGTCTTCTCTTTCAAATTCGATTGTATCTGCTTCCATTTCGGCAATGGAAAAGTCTTTCGCCTCTTCAAACCAAATAATTTCAGAATTGTAATCTCTTGGATTCTTATGTATTCCTATTGATGCAATAGACTCGACATTCGAAGCTCCCGAAGATGCTTGGAATCTTTCTGGATAATATTGATCATCTACTGCGTAATTGCGTACTGGTTGACTCATTTTATTCCACCCTCTCATATGTCATTTCAAAAATATCTGGCTTACAAGGATAAATTTCACCTTTAACACCCTTGATAATATAATCGCCATAATCAGCTTTCATAACTCCTTCAAGAGTTTTTATCTCGGCAGATGTTTTGAATTCTTTTAAACTTTCTCTATGGATATCGCTTGGTGCATCTGAACGCAAAATAATTGTGTTATCAGTAACTTTATCCATTGCCCAATCAGGAATACCATGAATACCTATTATAAAAGCTTCGATTTCAACGGGTTTTTTTCTATATTTCATAGTGGCACCTCCTCATATTTAAACCTAACTTCATATTCAATAGCTTTTATTGTCTCTTCCTTGCTCATAATCAATTGTGATTGAGTAAGTTTCATATCCCATACCAGATTAATAACCGATCCCTCAAACTTAATATAATTATGAGTTAAGTACATTAGTTTTTCTCTGAATAACTTTAGTTTCTCGTGTCTACTAGTATCATTCGGTACTCTAACATAAATAGTTTGATAATTTACTAGATCATTATAGTAATCTTTTTGACATAGGATAATACATTTTTTTTGTAATTTTTTAACATCAAATTCCTCAATAGTAAAATCTTTTTGCAAATCTTTTTGATCGTTAAGGTAATCATATAATTTACTCATTATTTAACCACGTTTTCCGACATAATCTTCTTGATTTGGGTTTTCTTATCTCTATACGCTTGCTGAACCCACTTGGTTTTACTTGGATTAGTCTTGTTGGAGTTATATCTAATACCTGCATAATCCTGGTTCCAGGATGTTGTTATTTCGATGTTTGTTTTACCGACTCTTTCGGATGTCGTTGTATTTTGTTTCAACTTACCAGTCTTAACAGGGATATATTTACTATCCATTGTATTTTTTAACAACGAATTAGCTCTGAAAGTGTTGTTTTTGATACTCTTCATACAAGCATTGCTATCTAAATTCCTATCAAAGTTAGCACTTTTACTAGTTTTGATTCTTATTGCCATAACAAATCCTTATTTTTGAGGTAATCATAACAAACTTTTTCGCCTGTTATTTCGTCATTCTCTTCATACAATTCATAATATGTATAGAAAGCACAAGCAATATCCGCTTGTGCCTTATTAGAATCATTAATACATAGTAAGCCGTTAATATAATTAGTTGCTATCATAATGGTAGAATTTGTTTGATTAATATCTTCTCTCGGTGAAATATCAATACTAAGCTCCGACTTAATTAATTCGACATATTCTTCATAAGTTATCAACATAATTACATATCTGCTTTTGGATTATTCTGCATTCTAGATTCAACCATATCCTCTTTAAGCTTTTTTTCAAAAGCTTTCTTTTGTGCTGCTGTCATTTCTTGTGTTGTTTCTTGAACACTCAAAGTAATCGGAGTTCCAGCAGTTTTAGGAGTGATTCTTTCGAAATCTTCCTCGATATGTGTTCCTGGATCAGCAGGTACAGCACCTGTAGCTTGATATTTGATAACCCCGGGACTACTTATAATTGGTGTAGTCTCATCATTAAATTGACCAAATCCCATTAACTCAGCACCAATTAATTGCGGAACACTTCCAGGATATTCAAGAGTTACGATATTACGGAATTCCACCATTGATTCATCCCAAGTCTTGAAACATGCATATTCTTTTACGTATATTCTCCAATCCGCAGTAGTTGCAGGTGTTAGTACCGCATCAAGGTAATTACCAGATAATGCATCTGCAGGAGCAACAACCACACCAGCAACGCCTAATTTTTTAGATAAAGGACTAATCATATCAGTCGTTTTAACACTATAATCTGGTACTTGATAATCTTCATTGGCTAAATCTAATGCGAATATTTCAGAAATAACAACAATTAAATCTTTCGCATTCCATCCATTACCCACCATTTGCTTAACACCACTAAATAATTCGTCTGATCTAGTAGCGTCAGGTATTGCAAGAATATCAGCGGTAACATCAAGAAGTTCAGGAGTCTGCATATAATAGCCGTATGTAGCTTCTGTTACAGCGTAACGCTGGGCAGTCATGTCTAGTGCTTCGGCTTTTTCAGCATCGGTTAAGTCTTTTCTATGATGATCAACAAAGATTTCATTAACAGATAATGGTTCAGTAGCTGTTAAGTTCTTGAATGTAACAGTATTGATGTTAACGGGTAGCTTATAATCAGTTTCCCCGATAGCTGTAGCACCTTTGTTAATTCTAGGCTTAGATCTTACTGTAAAGTTAGATACCTGTGCCTTTGAATTCTTGTCTCTAAGGTTAAATAAAGCCCCTAAATTTACGTAATCTGACTTTAAACTTTTTAATAATCCATTGTACATATATAACATAATTAATTCCTGCTTTCTCTAGCTAATTTTAACATTGTATTTACTTTTGCTTTGTCTTCAACATCATCACTTTTCATACCAGGATTTTTTAAATCTTCTACCTGTAATCTAGAAAAAGGAGTGAAATCAAACTCCTCCATAGCATCAATATTTGTTGATGTAGATAACTTATCAATAATATCTTTGTGGACGTTTGATTCTTTGGCTCTTTTAACAAAAGAGTCTCTTGCAAGCATCTCGCTTTGCGTTTTTTTAGCCAAATCCGTTTCTTTTTTTAGGTTTTCAAGCTCCGACTTAAGCGTCTGCACCATTTCCATATGATCATTATCTTTTGGTTGTGTCGGTGGTTCTGCATCCTTTGGTTTTACAAGTGATTCAAATTCTTTTTTGGTCTTCTCGACAGCACTTGTATATGATTTACTAACTTCACCCTCAATAGACTTGTTAATGTCGTTTAATTTATCAATATCAAGCTCTCCGTCTTCTAAAAGACACGCTTTAATTTGTTCTGCTGTTAACTTCATTTTTACCTCCGATATAAGTCTCGGTGACTATGTTTTAGTCTGTTAGTTTATGCTGTCTCCCAACAGTAATCGGACAGTATGTATTAAACGTGTATCAAATTTCTGTTTATTGACTTATTAAAGCTTTTCAATCTATTATTCCATTCGTTCCATTTAATAGAATCTTTAGAATGATCTAACCCACAAGCCTTAGCTTTTTTTATTCTATCTGTATACTTCTTTTTATTTCTTTTTAAATATTTCCATTGTTGATTTTGTGCATACAACTCGCTTGATTCCTTGACATTTGGAGGATCATCTATAACATCATCAGGAAACCACGGATTCATGTTGTGTCTGCAATAAGGATGAAAGAGACCTCCGCCATAAATGAACATCTGAGGCTCTAATTCTGGATAATCTTTATTTCTTATATTAGTCCAGTAAACTTTACCCTGCCTCTTAACACACAAAGGTGAAGCAATAGCGTTAGAGGGGACATATACTAAATTATGTTTATATTCAGCTAATAAATCATATGTGTGGTTAATCATCCTGTTCAAGATTTCTTGATGGGTTAACCTTACAATCTCGGTGGCATATGTTGTAACAGCACCACCAGCAATAACAGTAGTAGTGGTTAAAATTAAAGCCTTATATAGATAATCATTAATATATTGATACAGAGACTCTATATAATTAACCATGGGATCATTACTGTTGTTAGGCATGTTATTAATTATATTTTCTACCTGGCTAATAGGTGTTTTAGTTGTTTTGGATATATATTCTAACTTATATTGCTCTGCTTGGGACATTTGCTTTCACACCTTCAAGCGTTTGCTTATATTTCAGATAATAAGACTCGATATACTGCTGGGTAATATTATTAATGTTTTTCTTATAATCAGTAGACAGATTAGCCACGACAGCCTGCCTTTCGATACTCTTACTTTTAAATATCTGTTCAAATTGTTGTGCATTTTTATCTGTTCTTTCTTTGACTAACTTACCGATTTCTTGGATTATTTCTTCCAAATTAACTTTCAATGATTCCCGTGATATATTGTAATACTCTTCACGAGATAGTGTTTTTCCTTCTGCCATAGATCTCAGTATTGATTCATTTGTAATAGATACCATGCTAACGTCAACGTTATCTAATATTCTTTCTATGTTGTTTAATCTTATCTCTACTTCTTTATCATAAAATTGAGCCATCGGAACCCTCATCAATCATCGGACTTTGTTCAAAAACATTTTCTGTAATCAATCCCGCATTAATTAGTGCCTGATTCTCTGAATCAAATAAACTCATTCCGTTTTCATATTTTATTTTAGCCGTCTCTAATATAACCTCTTCATCATCTTCGGGTTTGTTCAGATTCACAGCAACAGCGTTACTTATACTTCTTTGCCTCGATTGAATAGCTTTTTGATTAACATCGATAATAGCCTCCTCGGATTCCAATGCATATTTACCAAGATCTACTATTATTTCTGTTCCAGTTAAAACAGTGAATATAACGCTTAATTCATCACCAAAAAAATCACGCCATTCATTAACTGTTTTAGCCGTTGTATCGTTTTCATAAGGTAAACTACTAGCGAAGTCTTGTGGTGCCGATTCAAGCCCTAGAGCCTTCTTGGATAAGCCGAAAACATTTACTAAATCCATTTCTTTTTCTTTTTTACCGTTGATTATTTCGGTGATGGTTTTATTTGAATTAGCTAGATAGATATAATCACCGATTTTCTTATCTTTGGTTATTTCTACACCACCAGGTACATCTACTAAATTCATTACTTCGTTATTTATTACATTCGATTTATGTATTCCTTTATCAACATATATCTTAGACTTATTCATTTCTATTTCTTTTTCGATATTACTATCGGTCATGTCATAAGCTAATATCGTTTCTAAAGAGTTAAACATATCCGAATCAAATGATATTTCGAAGAACATTAGTGAGTCAAAAGAAGTCTCGGTATCATTCAGGAATAATTTACCTGCTGATAACTGTCTTTTTTCAATCATCGGGTTACCTTTCATATCAAAAGTCATTACATAGACACTATCACTTGTTTTGATATACTCGAAAGGTTTAAGGATATTAAGAGTAAGGTATCCAGTAGTTTTATCTACCTCTATATAGATGCCTACCTTCTCATAGATATAACCCGTTTTGAAAATATTCTTGAAAACATCATTCACAAACAACATTTTCATATCTTTATCAATAAAATCGTAGCTATCAATTATTTCTTCTTCGCTACCACCTTTTTGAATCTTAACTTTTAAATCACTTATTACTTCCCTGGTTAAATTCTTAACAAACTTATTAATCGAGTTTTTGAAAGTATTCTTGCTATACAATACAACCTTGCCATTCCTGACTTGATCGGTAACTATCGCTCTTAATTTATCTCCTGGTAAAAATATTTCTTGATCAACCCAGCCCAGGTAATAGATATTGCTTTTACATATAGCCAATGAAGTACTATCTTTTAATAATTCTAATGTATATGTTTCGGTTGAATGATTTTTACTTTTTAAATCTAAACCAACCAATGCACCTGCAGACTTAACAAGTTTTTGTGATAAATTCAATTGCTCCGTCACATTGTACCCCTTCCTCGCCAATCATCATCCAATGATTTACCTTTTAATATTCTTCTTTGATTAACCAAACAAGTGTACATTGCAGTATCGAGAGCATGCACATGTATATCATCGTTATCGGTAGATTCGCCTTTTTTCGATACCATAGGTTGATTATCCTTGTTGTATTCTAGTTCAGCATTCTTCATTTGTGTATAAAGTATTTCATTTTCTGAACGATTAACTATTTTAAATTTATCCTCAAGCATCAACATCTCGATTAGTCTATATTGCTTAACTCGATCCTTTAATCCGTGAACAGATTGAACATCTTTAAACTTTGGTGATTCTTCTCTTAACATTACCGCAAAATCTATTCCGTCAGTAGCAATATTCTTTGTTGTTATGCCAAAACCATTATACCATTCACGAAACTTTTTGCGGTATTTATAGCTAGATATCATATTACCCGAAACTTTTGAACTGTGATAATACATGGTTATTAGGTGTAATTCATCCGAGGCAGTCCAGCCGTATAACGCAAATACAGTAGCATTCACGGTAGCCTCATCGGTTTGTATATAAAAATCAATGTAATTATCATCTAATTCAGTCCAAATACTATCATCTATCCTGAACGCCGATCCAACAGCAGAAGATTCTTCCCCCAGAAATAAATGTCGCCATTCCTTGTACCTTTTTTTATTCACTCTCATTTTCTCGGCGTGTTCGAGAGTTGTGATATCTTGCCAGCGTTCAGGTAATCCATAGATAGTACTTTCGAGGCGTTGATAATTACTATTAGATCGCCAATTCACAAGTAATGAAGTAATCAACATATTCCTGCTGGGGTTATAAGTGAAAAATACTAATCCATCAGTTAAGAGTTGTCTTAACAGCCTTATATAGTTAGACTCATATAGTTCGAACGTACCGAACGCAGATAATACACCAGAGAATTCTTCAAACCAAATGAACTTATACGCCGAACTCATATCTCTCTGAGTCTTAAAACGATCTTCTAACGATGCTTTGCTACCAGTTGAAACAGATTCTAATTCAATGACGTTATTGTTACCAAACTCAATCATTAACGTTCCTCGGCGATCAACAAACTTAGCGTTAACATATCCGTGTCTCTTAAGGATAGATACCAGCATAGACGCTGTTTTGGCTTTCTGTATAGCATGCTCAGTTATAACTAATGCTTTATCGCCAGCATGTTCAGGTAGCCAGAAGCATATAGAGTTACCTATATAAACACTTTTACCGCTCGCACTACCAGCACCCAGATCCCAATATTTACGAAATTCTTTACCGGCATAACTATTTCTAACGGATTTAAAAATCGGCTCAAATTGTTTACATCTAAATATATCGCCGTGACTTTCAGAGGCTTCTTTTTTATTCACTAGGCTCATCACCCAGTACCCGATTCACTTGTACTTCATTAGCTGTATCAACTTCACCCAAACGATATATCCTTTTCAATATATCCAAGGCTTTCAGTCTATCTTTAGCACTCATATCTTTTTTAGCTACCGAAGCGTCACCATCTTTCGAAAATCCGATAACTTCCTCTTTTTGTTCATTCCTAGCAATTGAGGTTAACAACTCTAACATTTCATCGGCTTTCATAACCATATTAGCGTTCTGCTCTCCTAGTCTTTTATCTATGTATTCTTTGATAGTAGCGTTTTGTAAGTTCTGCGCACCCTGTGGATGAGGGTGTTTATAACCTGCCCTACGAGCTGATTCGGTGGCATTTCCACCAGTTTCAAAATAATATTCCACAAATTTTTGTTGTTTCATTGTAAATGTTTTCTTTCTTTCGACTACATTTTCCATAAATTTACCTTACTTTTAACTAATTTTTAATTATAATAACACAAAAAAACCCCGAAAAACCATATCCGAGGTTTAAATACATAACGAAAGTTTGTAATATTCAGAAAAAAGAGCATGGTTTGGATTTTTATATCCAGGAGCTTGCGAAGCGTCACGTGTATTATATCAATAATCAATCTATTTGTATATACCACTCTGTTGCCATATCTAATATTTGCATCTTACGAGCCATCAGAGCCATCACCACTAGAGACGTAGCTATTGCCACCACCATTGCCATCACCATCGCCATAGCCAGAGCCATCAGCATAGCCATCGCCAGAGCCAGAGCCATCGCCCCAGCCACCACCATAACTATGATTTATATTCATGCTTTTTCACATCAGTAATAGATTTTCTTGCCTTTTCGGTACACGGAATTATTTCGATTGCTTCAAGCAATAATATTTCTTCAACAGTTAAAGCGAATTTACAATTATCTGGATCTTGTACACCATCAATAGATATTTGACTTAGAGTAAAAGCACCCGACCACGACCATAAACGTGTAGCTTCTGTTAGTATTACCTCTTGTCCGTTTCTTTCTTTTACATATCCAGCAAACACGCCAGCCGAACGCGTTCTAACTACGCTATAAATTTCACCGTTTTCGTTTTTGGGTTTTTCGTTTTCAGGTACATACACTACTCCGTCAATTGTGATTTTGCTCATTTTATTATTCCTCCTGTTTTTTTATAAAACAATTTTATTTCTTTAAAAATAATAATAAAGCTAAAGAAAAATTTAATATTAACATTATCAATAAAACAATTTCGAAAACCATGTTTTTCTCCTTTTTTATAACTCCACAACTTCAATCCAGTTTTCTTTCTCTAAATACTTAACTATGCAATCATCGCATATAACATCTTGATCAAACGAATATACTCTTTCTCCTTTGTGTAAATCTTCTTTACAGTGTTTGCAATTAGCTTTTATTTCCAAATCACGATCATAATAGTCAGGTAACATCTTAATATTCCTCTTCATCTTCATCTATTTTGAAACCCAAAGCAGGCACCCAATAATCGACCCCGTTAAGTGTTTCGCAAACAAGATCTTCTTCATAAGTTCGTTCAATAAGATCTTCTAAACCAATATCCAGGTATTCACAAATTATCAACATGGTATCCAATCTCATTCTCGATCGTCTATCATGATAGAAATTCCTTAGAATCGCCATCGAAACGCCTGTATCTTTACTTACTTGAGATAATTTTAATCTTCTGGTTCCCAGAATCTTTGAAAAAGTGTTTTCATATTTCATTTTCTTATATCCTCCTCACTAGCGTCTGATCGCTATTTGTTTTATCCTTTCCCAAATTTGCGGATCAATTGATGTTGACGAAGTAAGATTATGATCGTTAACTTCATTACTAATTTCTTCTATCTCTTTCTGTTTTTCCTCTTCGATAATTAAAAACTGCTCAACCTCTAAAGATTTATTTTTATCCCCCATGAGTTGATCTAGAGAAACATTAAGATATACACAAAGCCTTGATAGCGTATCTAGTCTTATTTTTTCGCAATCCTGTTTTTTTAAAGCATACACCGTTCTTGTAGAAAGACCTGTATCTTTAACAACTTGAGCTATAGTTAGATTTTTAAATTTCAAAATAGCCATAAAATTATTCTCGTACATAATTATTCTTAATCTCCTTTATCATTTTTTTTGATATTTTTTCAATCATTAATATTTCGTCCATAGAATTATCTTTTGATTCCATTCCGATAAGTTGATCAACTGTAACTTCTAGATATTCACACATTATAAGCAGTGTATCTAGTCTCATTCTGCGATAAGTATTGTTTATAAAATTATACATAGTTGTTTTCGAAAGCCCTGTATTTCTACTTACTTGTTCTATTGTTAGATTTCTATGTTCTAAAATGATTAAAAAATTATTTTCTGGTATCATTTTCTCATCTCTTTTTCTATTTCTT